ACAAATACAAATGAAAACTAATTTATATAACGTAAAGGGTTCATTTCAATTAAAAGATTTGGACATACCTAACAGACAAGTTGCCGTATATTTGGCACATTTTGACAACATCGATTCGGACAACGACATAATAAGAAAAGGCGCGTTTGCCAAATCAATTTTGGAACGTGGCCCGGAATCGACATCGAATCGTAAAATACAATTTTTGCGCCACCACGATTGGGAATGGCAAATTGGAAAATTTGTCGAGTTAAGCGAGGACAATACGGGGTTGTATGCGGTTGGTCAATTAGGCCGTTCGACGCAAGGCGAAGACGCGTTACGAGATTACGAGGACGGAATTATTAAGGAACATTCGATTGGATTTCAATACATATCCGACAAAATGCGTTGGATTAATGATATTAACGTTGACGGCGGGGGGTATTATGAAATAAACGAGGTTAAATTGTATGAGGGTTCGGCGGTAACGTTCGGGTCCAACCCGGAAACGTACGTTGTTAGCGTGCCAAAAGGCGAGGAAAAAACCGATTACATTGAGAAAATTACCAAAGAATTAGACGTATGCATTAAGGCATTGGCCAACGGAAAAGGGACCGACGAGCGTTTACAAAATTTGGAAATGAAAGTAAAATATTTAAATAGTCAATTAATTTCACTTGCAACGATTGAACCGGACCCGGTCCATTCAATTAAAAGCGAGCCGAAAATTGAAATATATGATTGGAACAAAGTAGTAAATAGTATTAATTTTTAATTTAAAATCCAAAAACAAATGGAAAATTTAACACCGGAACAAGTTGTTGAGAAAATCAACGGAATGTTCACCGAAAAAATGGCCAACGTGCCAACAAACGACGAGGTTAACGGACTAAAAAAAGAGGTTGAGGCCCTTAAAACGTTAACAGAAAAAAGCGCGGAAATCGAAAAGGCAATTGCTAAATTCGAGGGACGTATTGAGGCAATGAGCGAAAAGGCGGTTGCAACCCGTGAAATCGCGCCAAAAACAATTGGTCAAGCGGTTAGAAAATCGTTAAAAGACAACCACAAAAACATCGTGGAGGCAATCGAAAAGGGCCAAACGTTTAATTTAGACGTTAAAACCGATACCGATTTAACAAACGATTACACCGGGCAAGTTGCGTTATCAGTATTGGACCCAATCGTTGACCGAATCAAACGACCAATCCGACGAATTCAAGAAATATCTAACGTTGGAACAACAACAAGCAAATACGTTGTATATATCCAACAAAACACCGCGTCAACGGCCGGGTTTATTTTAGAGGCCGGGTCTAAACCACAAGGGCAAGTTCAATACACCGAGGTATCTGTTGAGGTTAAAAAGGTTGCGGCAACATTAAAAGTTTCCAAAGAAATGTTAACCGATTTGGCATTTATGCAAAGCGAGGTTAATTACGACCTAATGGAATCTGTTGAGCAATCAATTGACGCCGCGTTACTAAACGGAAACGGAGTTGGTGCAAACTTATCGGGTGTTATCGCGCAATCAACGCCGTGGTCCGCGGGTACATTTGCGGGTACAATTACAGCGCCAAACGTTAGCGACGTTATCCGAGTAGGTAAAGCGCAAATTGAGGCGAGCAATTACACCGCAACACACGTTGTATTAAATCCGGAGGACGTGGCAAAAATCCAATTAACGAAAACGTTACAAGGCGAATACACATACCCAATTTTTATGGACCAAATGGGAAATATGACATTGGCGGGAATGGTTGTTGTTTCATCGTCTAACATTGCGGCGGATACATTTGTAATTGGCGATTTTTCACGTTTCAATATCAAATATCGTGAGGGACTTAATATGTCCGTTGGATATGTTGACGACGATTTCCAACGAAATATGGTAACAATTCTTTGTGAGGCACGATTGGTATCTTATGTTAAGGCAAACGAGCAATTAGCATTCGTAACCGGCGATTTTACAACAGCAATTGCGGCCCTTTAATAGTTAATTAAATTCGCAAAAATGGAAAAGAAACAACGACGAAAAAAACCGGTAAACATCAAATTGGACACGAAAAACGTTGACATTGAATTTAACCGCGACGAAAACGGAAACGTAACAATTGACGTAGACACGCCAAAGATTGACGCGCATATCAAAAAAAACGAGGCGGGAACATCAATCGACATCGACGTGGACGATAAACAATATTACGATTTTGTTTCAAACGGGGAAAATCCGTCAATGCAACGCGGTAAAATTTGGCGCGTTACCGGGGAATTGTTGAAAATTTTGATTAAAAAAGGATTCGGAAACATAAAAAAATAAACAATGGCATTTTTAAATCCGTCGGATTTTACGGGAAAATACGAGTTACATACGGGAATGTACGACGTAAATAAGTTGCAAGCGTATATTGATAAATACGAGGGGCGTTATTTACGACAATTATTTGGTGTTGATTTATACAATTCGTTTATGTCGGACATTGACCAACAGACGAACGAACCAAAATCGCCAAATTTTAGTTACATTTTTAATCCGTTTGCGGAGGACGTAACGTTGTATTCAATGTTAGATTCGGACGGCATTTTGGAAATGCTAAAAGGGTTTATTTTCTTTGAATATGCTAAGGACCTTTTAAATCAAATGACACCATTCGGAAACGTTAGACAACGTTCGGAAAATTCAACGGCAATTTTGGCCCTACAATCGCAATCTTACAATCGATATAACGAGGCGATACGCACATTTAGAGCAATACGCGATTACATTTATTTAAATTTCGATATTGCGACGGGCCAAGCCGTTGAAACAACGATTACAAGTCAAGGCACACTATACAACGGGGGCGGTTCATTTACACCAACGCCGTTGTCGGGCCTTGTATTAACGTTGAGTATTGACCAACCGGGAACGGGTTATGCAACCAATAACGGCGTTTTAACGTCGGGCGGTTCCGGGACGGGGTTAACAATTGATTATGTCGACAATGGTTCGGGCGGGGTTTTATCTGTTACAATTGCAAATCCGGGAACGGGTTACGAGGTTGGCGACGTTGTTACGATTTTAGACGGCAACGACGACGCGACGTTAACCATTAACACGGCAACGCAAATAATAACGGGAACCGGATTAAAAATCAATTACACGGCAAATCCAATTGGGGAAATATTAAACGAAACATTAACCAATCCGGGAACGGGTTATGTTGACGGGACAATGATTCCAACAACAACCACGGGTTCGGGTAATGGTTGTTTGGTTAATATAACGACATCGTCCGGGGTAATAACCAATTATTCAATTGCGGTTGGCGGGACAAATTACGCGGTTAATGACATCGTAACGATTACCGGGGGCAATGCGGACGCAACATTTATTGTTGCAAACGTAACCAACGGCGAGGTTACATTGGTAATTCCAACGTTAAACAATTTGGGAACGGGTTACAATGTAGGCGATTTATTCGCAATCATTGGCGACGGGGACGATACGGCACAATTTGAATTGTCGTATGTTGGATTAGGCGATTTAACGGAATACAACGGAATACAAAAGGCGTTAACTTATTGGTTATGACGAACGATTTAAGCGCAATTATTGAGGGAATTGTTAACCAAATCGACACAACGTTGGTTGGTAAATATGACCAAAATACAGAGCAAACAAATGTTTGCGCGACGAAATGGGCGCGAGTTGGTAAATATGTAACGGATTCAAACGGGGCAATTTACCGCATTACAGACGTTCAAATTGACGAATACATAAAAGCCGAACCAATCGCCCCAAATGGTCCGCCATTGGACGGGGTTATTAACTTGCCGAACCCGTATTGGATTACCGGGACGAGAACCGCAACAAACCGAGAATGGACAATTAAAGACAACAATTTGTTGGACAAAACGCCGATTGTGTGGTTATTGGAAACATTGCGTTTCCGTCAATACGGCCGACAATCAACGTTTGATTTTGACGCGGATTTGCGCATTTTCTTTTTAGATGAAACGGACCCGGTAAATTATTACACGGCCGACCACCGAGAAAATGTAGTTTTTCCAATGCAAAATTTAGCCAACGAATTTATTTCGACGATTGCTCGTTTGCGTCAATTTAAAGTAATTGAGGATTACGAATTAATAACGTTTAGCCGATTTGGTGTTGAACAACAACCGGGTATGTTTCAAAACATTTTAGACGCCAATTTGTCGGGCGTCGAATTGCGAATTACGTTAACTATGTACAAAGGAAATTGTAAATGTTAAAAAAAAATTATTTAAAAACTTTTAAAACAAAATAAAATGAGTGTAGGTTGTAATTGTAATGTTGGTTTGTCCAATACCGGACGGCCAAATTGCGTACCGATTCAATCGGTAACATCAAAATTAATATTGGTTCCTTTGTATTCGAGTACGGGAGTTGCCAATTACATAGATTTAACGGCACCACTACCAACGTGGAACGATTTAATTAACGAACCGGACGCGTCGTTGCGTTGGTACCCGTTACCAATTTTCGAAAACGTTGAATTGCCAAAAGCGGATTCAGTATTTGAAGAGGCGAACAGCGGACGTATGGCATTTTTGCGTCAAGGTATCCGTTCATTTACGGGCGAATTATGGGCGACGGATTCAACCCCAACATTTTTGGGTAAATTGTCGAGCGGTCGTTGTGTTGAGTTCGGCGTGTATATCGTTGACATTAACGGGTCATTAATAGGTTCAAAAGTAGGTAATGGATTATATCCAATTCCGGTTGACAACCAATCGTGGGACCCTAAATTTATGTTTGCCACTGATTCAACAATCCAAAAAATTATGTTAGGATTCAATTTCAACAGATTTTTCGACGAATCCACAATGTATATGATTACAAGCGACGAGGCGTCCGTTGATTTTAACGAATTAAACGGATTGGTTGACGTAAACATTGAAATTTTATCGCAAGTTGCGAACACATCGGTTAACGCATTGTGTACATTTGATTACGGAACGGCATTAAATCCGTTACTTTTCAAAGGCGCGGTATTGGCTGATTTCGCATTGTTCAATGTTTCGACATCAACACCGGCGACAATTTCCGGTATTTCCGAAATTAACGACGGGGAATATAACATTTTATTCACGTTTGTAACCGGCGACGATTACAGATTAAGCGTTGTTAAGGACGGATTTATTGGCGAGGTTGTATTTACAGCGTTGTAATGTATCTTTTCTTATGAAATTAGGGGCCGTAAAAAGCCCCTTTTTTTTTCGTAAATTTGTAATATGCAATTATTCCAAAATACCGCGTTGGGCGTTATGGTAAACCGGGTAAAAATGATTTCCCCGGAATACATATTTAGGCGCGTAATGTCGGACAAGGATTTGCAAAAGTACATTTTAGATTTAATACGAATCGAACAATTATTTGAACGTGGCGAGGATTCGGACGGCGACATTTTGGGGTATTATTCCGAATATACGGAAATGTTAAACCCGGAAAAAATAGCCGGGACGCCGTACACCTTAAAAGATACGGGCGCGTTTTACGATTCTTTTTTAATTTATATTTACAAAAATTACTTTGAAATAGACGCGGACCCAATTAAAACAGATGAAAACGGACAAGAAACAAACCTATTTTACGAGTTTAGCGAAAATATTATTGGACTTAACGAGCAAAATTTGGACAAAACGCGCGACGAAATCCGGGAAAAATACCGGATTGAATTACGCAAATTATTACAAATCGATTGATGACATACCATTGCACAATTGGATTAAATGCACGGGGGGCGATTTGAGGTTTGTACGGATTGATTTAAACGACGGAAACGAGCAAAATGATATTGAGCATTGGGAACACATTTTTGATTCGTATATAGACGAATTTGGATTGTCGAAAATGCACAAAGATATGTTAAAAGCATTGAAAAAAAAGGCCGAAATTGAGTTAAAATACGTCGTAACAAACGACCGATTTTTGTTAACGAAATTAGAGGTTGAAATTGAAAAAATAAAAGTAATGTTAAACAACCGAGGTACCGGAATAACAATCGAGCAATCGTTGGTTCATTTGTCAAAATGGATTGGCAATTGGATTGATTCCAAAAAAATTACAGCCCGGGAATATTTTAATTTACAAAAGGAATTTGAACGCACAAACAAATAACAATGGCAAAAAAAATTAGTAGTTCGGACCTATTCGAACAAGAGGACATTTTTAGGGGCATAAAAGAATCGGCAAACGAGGCAATAAACAAGTTGGAACAATTGGAATTGTCGTTAAAAGGTATCGCCCAAGCAACCGAACCATTGATTAAAAACGCCAATTTTGGTACAACCAAAGGCATTAAAGAATTTACAGACGCAACGCAAAAGGCGGAGGCCGTATCAAAGGAATTTTTAGCCGTTGAAAAGGAAAAACAAGCGTTACGCAAGGCGCAAGCGCAAGCGGAACAAGCCGAAATAAAAGCCAAAAAAGAACGTATCGCGTTGGAACAAAAGGAAACCGCGATTGCAAACAAGTTGTCCCGGGAAACAGCGAACAAAACAAGCGCATACAAGCAATTAGAGGCCAACACACGCGCATTAAAGAACCAAAGTAAAGAATTAGGCGCCCAATTACTTAATTTAACTAAAAACGGCCAACAAAATACGGCCGAATTTGCCAAATTAGAGCAACAATATAAAGAGGTTACGGCAAGTGCGCAAGCGGGCGACGCGGAATTAAAGCAATTGGATAAAACCATTGGCGACAATTTCCGAAATGTTGGTAATTACGAAAGCGCTACCAAATCATTGAAAACCGAATTACGCGAATTAACAAACGCGTTGGCAAATATGGAATCGAGCGACCCGCGTTTTCAAGAAATGGCAAACCGAGCCGGGGAATTAAGGGACCGAATGCAAGACGCAAAGGCGGTTGTGCAAGCAACGGCGGGTTCGGCGGTTGAGAATTTGGGAAAATCATTTGCAAGGGCCGGGCAAATTGGGGTTGCCGGGGTGCAAGGGTTAACGGCGGGAATGCAATTATTGGGCGTTGAGAACGAGGACACGTTAAAACAAATCGCCAAATTGCAAGCGTTAGCCGGGTTGGCGGATTCGTTATCCGTATTGGGCGGATTAGGGGACGCATTTACGGAAATCAAGGCGGGTATTACGTCGGCGGCTTTGAAAATGGGAATTTTGACAACGGCACGCGTGGCCGATACAACCGCAACTGGGGCGAAAATTGTAGCAACCGAGGCCGAGGCCGTCGCAACTGCGGAGGCAACAACCGCACATTTAGCTTTTAAAACCGCTATTTTAACGGCTAAAAATTCCTTTGATACGGCCTCCGCCTTTTGCGCTGCGTCTGTAAATTCTTTAATACCT